ATGAATTTGGTAAGCCTATGTCAGGAATTACTGAAATGTTTGTGTTGGATACTCTAGAAAGAGAGCAACAATTCAATGATCATTTTAATAGAGTTAAGATGAAATATCATGAAGGAAATTAATAGAGAAAAGAAGGATGTAGCATAATGTCTTATACTCGTGATTCTATCAAAAAATTTGTTCAAGATAATATTGATTCACTTATCGATGATGGTGTTATTGCTGGTCGAGTAATTGAGCAAATGGTTGCTAAGAAGAACAATTGGAAGAATGTAGGGGGAAACAATTTTAGTTATGATCATGTAGATGAGGATGGTAACAAAATTGAAACAAAATCAACAAGATCTATACAGCTTGACAGGTATCTGAGGATTGGCGGTATGGGAAACAAAAAAAATTGCTGTGACATTATGCAAATTATTGATACGATAAGCGGAAGAGAATTTCGTATTCCACACGATATTTTTTATAAAAGAGCAAGGTTTGATAATAACCAATTTTGGTGGTCTTGCAATTATGATACTAACATTCGTTCATATGTTAAAAGCATTAATACAGAACTCCTATTAGAACATGAGGTACTACAATGAGTATTCAAAAGAAGTATATCTGGGTCAAGTTTGCAAAGGAAGGGATCCACAAGTATCCTGCAGCTCTGACAGATCCTATGCTAGCAACAGGCGATGCATTTGATGTTAGCTTCCTTGGCTATCCACACCGTCATATGTTCCACTTTAAGGTAGAGATTGAAGTGTTCCATGATGATCGTGATGTTGAGTTCATCCAGTTCAAGCGTTGGTTGGAATCTATATATAATGATGGAATTCTTCAATTGGACTATCGTTCGTGTGAGATGATTTCAGATGAGCTCGCAGTTTTGATAAAAGATAAATATCAAAATAGGGACATTAAAATTACCATTAGCGAAGATGATGAGAATGGAGCTACGTGCTTCTACTCAAAATAAGGAGCACGAAACATGAAGACGTTCAATCAATACACTCTTGAAGAAGCAAAAGTCCATCCAATGGCTGTCCATGCATATTCTGTTGGTGGTGGCAGCTACAAAGTACATGCAGTAGGATCTAAGGTAGAACACGTCAAGGCTGGTGAGACTATTCGCTCATCAGACCTTGACGATCTTACTGATGCAGGCCATAAGGTCAAAGAAATCAATAAGCCTATGAATGAGGCTCTTGGTACCATTAAGAATATAAAAGCTGCTTCTAAGTTTAAACCAGAAAATATATCTGCTATGAGAAACGCAGAAAAAGCTAGAAACTATCCTAAGTCTCCTACTGGGATGGGTCATTCTGCTGATGCAGATTTCAACCAGCAGTCAAAGAAGATGCAGGATGCTATCAACCTGCACCTACGTAATGGCAAGGACTATGCGGAAGCTGTAAAGGCTGCCAAGGTCCATGTCAAAGAAGCACATTCGAGTGACTCTATTGGAGATCATAAAGGCCTCAAAGCCTATGCAAATAGCCTTGGCCCAAAACATATCGATAGACACGATCTATTGACTGCCGCATCACATATGGCGTTTGGTAACATGGATCACCTAAAGAAACACCTCAAAGCCCTAGATACAGATGTTCGTGACAAAGTTAAAGAATACATGAAAGAAGAAGCAGATCAGATTGATGAGGCTAATTCTCACCGTGAAGTTGACAATTTGAAATCTAAAGGAAAACATCACGAAGCTGGTCAACATGCAGCAAAATCTGGCCATGATCGTCAATATGGTGCACATTTTGGTATGCGTTCTGATAAAGAAGAAGCTCAACGTCAGTTCTTTAAGGGATATGATAGTGTAAAGAAAACCAATGAAGAAGCAGATATTGATGAGGCTCTAGGCACAATTAAGAACATGAAAGCTGCTAGTAAGTTTAGCTCAAGCAACGTTTCTGATATGATCCGTGGTGAAAAGGCTCGTAAGGCAGGGATGGCAAAGGTATCAACAACAAAGGATATTGGTTACAAAGTTGTTGATGTTGGCCCTGGTCAAAAAGAAACAGTAAGAAAGATGCACAATTTTAAAGAAGAAGAGGATCTTGATGAAGCTAGTAGTGCAATGAAGAGCCTAGCCTCAAAAAAGAAATCTGGTATTGAAAGAGCACACAAAGAACTTCACGGTATTAGCTCAAAGAGATTTGCTATTAGACAAACTGATAAGAGCAAACCAACAAAGCATAGAGTGGACATCCATGTTGTCTACCCGCATGGTGAAGAGCGTAAGTATCAAGATGAAGTTGATGCAAAAGACAAGCATGATGCTATCTTTAGCACTCAAATTAAGTACGGAAAATTTGGTAAGAAGATGGGTTACTCTGTAGACAAAGTAGTTCATAAGGGAATGGTTAAAGAAGAAGAGGATCAAATTAATGAAATTTCTTCAGATACATTAATTTCATACTCACAAAAAGCCCACAATCAGATTAAGGGAAATCAACCTGCTGACCCTGACAAACTTCGCAAGCGTACTAATAGAGAACAGGGTATTAAGTTAGCTTTTAATAAACACTATCAAGTTAGAACAAAAGTTCCTGCTACTATCAAAGAAGAAGAAATTGATGAAATGCACTCAATAGGATCGACAGCTTTAACTTATCATGATCACATTGAAGCTAAAGAAATGACTCCTGCAGAAATTAAAGCAAAACATAAGAGCTATCTGGACACTGAAGCCCATCATCGTAAGAGATCAAAGGATCCTAATATCACTTCTAATCAAAGAATGGCTTCTGGTGCAGTTGCTTCAGCAGCTAAAATGGCTGCTGCTGAATGGAAACACAAATATATGAAAGAAGAAGCAGAGTCAGGTCTTTCAACAAAAACTCTTGCTGGTTATTCAATAAAGGCTTCTGATGCATCTAAGCATAGAAAGTTGCCAACATCTAAGGTTGACAATCGTTATGCAGGAGTATCAAAGGTCGACAAGATTCTTGCTGCCAGAGACAAGAAAAAGGTTGACTAATCAAGCAATTAGTGCTAAAATATAATTTGTTATTTTTTATTATGAGGTACAGTGAATGTCGATTGAATTCTGCCATATTTCTACAACTCCACACCTACACCTAGTAAGCGGGCGCAAGACTCATCTTGTGCTCGCTCATCTAGTAGAAACAGATCCAAACTACGTCGACTTCTACCTACGTGAGAAGGACGAGTTTGGAAGCACCCTGATACTTGATAACTCTGCTTTTGAGATGTACAAGCAGGGTCGTGAAATGTATCCATCAGATAAATTGATTGAGATGGGTCAACGAGTTGGTGCTGATTATATTGTAATGACCGACTATCCAGCAGAACCAGGCGAGAAGACTATCGAAGCTGCAAAGAAGCTTGCACCTGAGTTTCATCAAGCTGGATTTAAGACGTTCTTCGTTCCTCAATCAAAAATTGGTGATATAAAGGATTGTGTAGACACATTCCGTTGGGCAAGCTTGAATACTAATCTGGTTGACTATGTTGGCGTCTCTATCCTGACTGCACCTAATGCATATGGTGTTGAGAAGGGTAACAAGCTACAGCGATTTAGCTCACGTCTGAAGCTAATGTATGAGATGAAGGAAAAGCTAACATTCCCAACATTGAAGGCACGTGGTGTCAAGGTGCATTTCCTTGGGATGATGGATGGTCCTAATGAGATCATGTTTGCAGAACCGTTTGCCAATTATATTGATACCTGGGATAGTTCTGCAGCAATCTGGGCTGGATTGAATGGTATCCGTTTTGATAATAGTCCTACAGGTTTGTTGCATGGGAAGTTTGAAAAAGAGGTTGACTTTGACTTCCATACAGAAGACAATAATCTATTGGATCTTGCCAAGGAAAATATGGAATATATTGATAAGATCTGCTATGCATACATCTATGGGAAAGATTATAAATGAGCAAAGAAATCATCTACAAGTACAATGAGATGACCAATGTTAATAAGTTGGTAAAGTACATCGATAGTACATATGGTCAGCATTATGTTGGTAACGGTGATATTCAAACTGTAGACTTCTGGGAATCTCTTGGAAGTCTTGAGACAACATCTCGTGATACAGCAATCAAGTATCTTGCTCGATATGGCAAGAAGGGTGGTCGTAATGAGAAGGATCTGTTGAAAGCTCTTCACTATATTATCCTTATGATGTATGCTGCAGATAAGGATACAGAGTTTACACCAGAAAAGTATGGAGATCAGCGTTGATTCATATCATGTCAGATAATACCACATCAGAGCTTACTGATGTGCAAGAAGAGGATGTCCAGCCTAATGCAGTCGACCTTAGGCTGGACAAGGTCTTTCAAATCTTACCAAACGTGTTTGTGATTGGTGAGGAAGGTGGCAAGGAACAAAAGACTCATCGAGGTTCTGCAGAGATTGCTACAGACAGCGATGGGTACTACAATCTTGCTCCAGGCGTTTACGAAGTCGTGATGAAAAATGTGATCAAGGTAGGTGAAGATGAGGCTGGCTGGGTCATTACTAGATCTACTCTTAACCGCAATGGCTTGTTTATTACTTCTGGTCTTTATGATTCCGGCTATCACGGTGTTATGGCAGGTGCTCTCCATGTAGAAGGGTTCTCTCGTATCAAGAAGGGTACTCGTATTGGCCAATTCCTTTTGTTTAAAGCAGAAGCATTAAAGAAGTATGATGGAAGTTATGGTATTGGTAAAGAGCATGATAAAAAATATATTTAAGTATGCATTAAATTCAGACATAGTTGTAAGTTTTGCATTAAATCCTCTTCGTTGGTGGAGATTTCAATGGCAAATGGAGACTGTAAATGATATGGATCCCGGATTGATTATTAATGTCAGATTGATAGTTGGACCAGTTAATGTGTTGCTATTCATTGATGATGGAAGGTATTAAAAGGAAACAAAATGGAAATTCAAATTAACTTAGAACATTTGCGTGAACGAAAGCTATTCGTAGCAACACCAATGTATGGTGGACAATGTGGGGGAATGTATACAAGGTCTATGTGTGATCTTACTGCATTGTGTGTTAAGTATGGGATTGAAGTTCGCTCATACTTCTTGTTCAATGAGTCATTGATCACTCGAGCACGTAACTATTGTGTTGATGAGTTCCTTCGCTCTGATGCAGAACATATGCTATTCATCGATTCTGATATTGGATTTAATCCACAAGATGTGATTGCTTTGATGGCATTGCAGACTCCTGAATCACCTTATGATGTGATTGCAGGTCCTTATCCTAAAAAGTGTATCACCTGGGAGAAGATCAAGCAGGCAGTTGATAAGGGTGTTGCAGATGATAATCCCAATGCACTAGAGGATTTTGTCGGAGACTTTGTATTCAATCCTGCTATTAATGAAAATGAAAAGTCAAGGTCTATCCGTCTTGATGAACCAGCTGAGGTATTAGAAACTGGCACTGGATTCATGATGATTCGTCGTAAGACGTTTGACAAGTACAAGGAAACATATCCAGAGTATTCATATAAGCCTGATCATGTTCGTACAGCAGCATTTGATGGTAGCCGTGAGATTCATGCATACTTTGATTGTATCATTGAACCAAAGACTCGTCGTTATCTTTCAGAAGATTATATGTTCTGTCAGAATGTGCGTAACATGGGTATGAAGGTTTGGTTGTGCCCTTGGATGCATCTACAACATACTGGCACGTATGTGTTTGCTGGTAAGTTGGCTGCTCTGGCATCAATTGGTGCTTCTGCAACAGCAGACTCAGAACTGCTAAAGAAGTTTAAACCAATCTAATTATAGGATTATATTATGAAGTTGAGTGAAAATACTA